TGAATCATTGGCTAAAGGCGCTACGGCAGGATTAAGTGAACCAGTTCGTAAGGCAGGTACAGCTTTGTCTGAAATAATACTTCCTCCTAAAGAGGATCAACCGAAGCCTAGGCCTTTGGTAGAAATAGTAACTGGAGAAGAGTATGTACCACCTTCAGATGTGGCAGGTACTGTAGCTGAGTTTGTCGGAGCCGCCTTACCAATTGGAGCAATGGGTAAAGGTATTGCAGCTTCGGTAAAGAAGCTTACTAATTTCTTACCAAAGAGTAAATGGGTAGAACCTGCTGCTCACGTAGCTGGATGGGGAATCGGCGGTGCAGCCTATGAGTCTATAGAAAAGGCTGCAGAAGGTGAAGCTGTTTCTCCTCGAGATGCTGCATTGGCAGGTGCTGTATGGTCTGGTATTGAAGGAACCATTAAAAGCCTTGGATGGGGCGGTCGTCTTGTATTAGGGATTAACAGACTTGCAAAAGAAACTGGTATGTCGCGCGGTCTTGCAGCTGCTAAAATATTTGAGTTGGCTGAAAAAGAAGGGTTACCTTATGCACAGTTCGCAAAAGAGTATTCAAATTATGTAAAAACGCTACGGGAAATGCAAGGTATTCCTCGTGAAGGTACTGCTAAAGTAAGCGGAGTAATGTCCACATTTGAACCTGGGCAACCTGGAGTACAAAGACAAGCTGTAGAAGAAGCGGCTAGATATGAAGAAACACTCCGTACTATGGGAGCACGCCCACCTGGAACAAGCTATGATGTGTCAGGTATTAAGCCTCAGCTTATATTATCTCCTGAAGCTGAAAAGTTTGTGCGTGGTGTAGAGGAAATGCTTCGGAAAGATAAAGGTGATACTTATCAAAAGCTCGTGGATAAACTTAAGGCCGAATCTGAGCAGGTTCAAATGCGAACTGGTATTGAAGATTATAGATTATCTCAGCAAATTAGACGAGAGAAATTTACACCAGAAGAACTTGGTGTGTACGAGCAAATACTTAAGAAACCTTCTTTCCAGTGGACTGCTGAAGATAAGATATTTGTTAATGACTTTCTTAGTGAAAGTAAAAGAAGGGTTATACTTCCTGAAGAAAAACCGATAATTCTAAATACGCCTGAGCCTGTTGATGATGTCTTGTTAAGAGCGGCAAAAGAGGGTGTTGCTGAACATATTGGAGAAAAGTCAAAAATTGACCTCATAACTGACTCGTACACAAAGTCTAAGGTAAAAATGCCGCGCAAACCAAAGAAGAAAAAAGAAGCCCCTGCAAAAACTTCTGCTGATGTAGTCAAAATACCTGATGTTTTAAAAACTGGGGCACAGCTTAAAGCAGAAGCTGATAGATATGGAGTAGTTTTTGATGGAATGACTGGTGAAAAAGGAAGAGTCCAGCTTGCAAAATACGTTGACCCAGAAACAAAGCGTTCTTTTATTAAGCATCCAGATGAAACTCTTGAGCAAGCTATTACTAGAAGCCGTAAAAGCGCTGGTGTTGATACACCTGTTAAATATGACGAAGCAGCTATATCTAGGTATCCTGCTCTTGAAATTGATGGTAAGGTATACGTGGCTGATATGCCTGATGGGACAACGCACAGCATTATTTGGGATAGCTTACCTACGGGCGCTGTCAAGAACGCAAAAAAGGTTGTCAGTGGTTGGGCTGACAAAAACGGAAGTAATTTTGCTAAACATCATGTTGGTGTTCTTGCCGGTATTGAAGTAGACGAAGATGGTACTATACACTTTAATACAGGTAAAGCCGCAATTGGTATGACCGCAGGATTTATGATACCTACAGAAGGTATACCTACAGCAGTTAAAGCTTTTATACAGAAGCATCCAGGTGCAAAACTAACTAGAAATTTTGGTTTATTTAAACAGACTGGGTACTGGAAAGGTGCTGACGGAAAGTGGCGTCATGAACTTGATACATCAAGATTAAAGATTGACCACACCAAATTAGCTTCTGGGAAAGAGTATAACATTCAAGAGATTGTTGAGCATCCTAATTTATTTGAAGTTGTACCAGAATTAAAACGTTATACTGTACGCATTGATCCTACTTTACCTGATTCCGACTCTGGTTATTTAAAACTAGGTGCACGGGCTTTTGGCTTCCATCCTTCTATAGTTGGTGATGATATTGCTACGCAGTATTTCTTAAAATCCGCTATGGTTCACGAACTGCAGCACGGAATTGGGTTTGAAACAGGAGTACCATCAATAGGTTCAAGCGAGGAATTAGCCAGAGCTCATATTTTATATAAAAAACTGTCTGAAGGATTACGTGCCCTTAAAAAGAGGACTGCTAATAAAGATGATAAGTCTTATCTTGAAGAGTTAGCTAATGCAATGGAAAAAGAATCAAATAGAGCTTATCCTAATAAAAAGCTGTTTGACGATTTTTCAGCAACATCAATGCCTAGAATTCTTGATTTTTCAGATCCGTTTGATGTTGTTAATACTATTGGTTCTATACCTATTACCCAACGTGCTGTAAGAGCAGCTTATTTCCAGCATCCAGGAGAAATGGAAAGTCGTCTTGTTTCTTTGAGAATGGAAATGACACAAGAAGAACGCGCAATGATACCTCCGTGGGAAACTTTGGATCAGATGCTTGAAAGTGAAATTGCTACAGATGTATGGAAATTACCTAAAGGACAGACTAAGCCTAAGGGTGAACTGTTGTATGGTGCTACTGGGTTGGGTATTGGCGCACAGCTTATGGATGTTGATGAAGAAGAATTAAATCCGTATTATGCAGGAGTTGGCCCTATCTTTGGAAGACTTGTTAAACGATTCGCTAGAAAACGTACTAACAAGATCTATAACCATCCAGGTGGTGAAGTAGAAAAGATGTATGAACAGAGTAGGGAAGCTGTAGAAAAACAGGAAAAGAAAAAATGGGACGATATAAAAACTGAACTATCAACGCAGTTTACTGATGTTGGTGCAGCCGCTAAAAAGATGGCTAAGAAAATAGATCCTGAGCTTGGAAGAGAACTGGAAGAATACAAGAATGCTCTTGGTGGAGTTAACAGTAGAGCTACTCTTCAGCTTAAGGATGCTGTCAAAAAGATCTGGAAACCTCTCAGTGAAGAAGAAAGTGATATACTTGATATGTATATTGACGCTCTTCGTAATATAGAAATTAGCGGCTATCGACCTGATATAATACACCAGAAAGGAATAAAGGTAGAACAGTTTAAAGAGTTTGTCGATAACTTACAAAAGAATAAAGGACTTACAAATGATCAGATGGCAAAAATAAAGTTATCAGCCTCTGAATTCTTTTCTGCTATGCAGTTTCAATTAAAGCAATATCGTGAAGCTGGTGTTATATCGCAGAAGTCATACGATAATATGTCTAAATATATTTACTCTCCAAGACACTATCTTGAATATATGAGTCGTCTTGATAGAGGAGTATCTGGTAGAGCTATTAGTATTAAAGATTCTGGTATTAAAGAACTTAAGAGTGGTGCTGAAGGACTTAGAGATATTCGGGCTAAGAGACTTCTTCATTATACTATTATTACTACTCAAGACACGATAGCTAAAGCAAGAGCTAATGGTAAACTTCTTGAGCTTGCTGATTTGATAGCAGAACGTAACCAAGAATTAGTGGCTCAAGGCGGAAAGGCTGAGCGTGCTCTTGTTCGTAGAGCGAGTATTATAGGCGAAACTGCTGATGGTAGACCAAAGTTTGAAAAGCCTGATAGAGGAGAGAAAACAATAAGCACTGTTGTGGATGACAAACCAGTTGAAATGATAGTACCTACTGAATTTGCTGATGCTTGGTTACGTAGTGATCCAGAGCTTTCAAGAGCTACAGCACAAACACTTCGTTGGTTTTCTGGAACACAGATGGTTAAACCTGTTGCAACTGGTATGAACCCAGGTTTTGTTTTAACCAATGTTCCTATGGATATTGGCACTGTTCTTACTGGTAAACAGTATTCTATGTTTCTTCCTTCTGCACTTAATCAGCTTCGTACTGATATTAAAGCAGTTTGGAGTGATGCGGTACACAAAACTGGCCGGTATAGAGATTATATTGATGAGTACGGCGGAATGGAGTTCTTATCTTTGTACGGAAGGCTTGGTAAAGAAGGTGGTACACTTGAAGCAGCTGAAGAAATTGCGGGATGGCCTGGGTTGTTCTCTGAGGTGCTTATCCGTTTAGCTCATAGAGAGCGAGGTATTATAAACGGCAAGAAAGCTTTTATGAAAAAGTTTGGTAGAGAGCCTAATCCACAAGAGATTAAAGAAATACAGTTTAAAGCTTCGCAATATGCTAGGGATCATGGCCCTGATTACTCGCAAGGCGGGTCGTTAACTAAAGTAATTGATAGTGTTATTCCTTATTCAAACGCATATGTACAAGCTAATAGAGTTGTTATTAACAACATACTGGAAAACAAAACAAGGTTTACCATAATGGCATCCCAGATGATGACAGGAATAGGAGCATTATATGCCTACAATAGAGCTGCTAATCCAGAAGCTTTATCACAGGTTTCTCCTCAGGAACGTGCACAGAATTTTGTTATGGTTTTACCTGAAATAGATGGTATAACTACTTATAAAGATTCTGAAGGAAATAAGAGATATAGATACGTTAAGATCAAAAAGGTTCCTGAGCTTGCTCCTATTGCTATGGCCTTTGAATCTATTATAGAGTATATGGATACTGGCAAGGTTCCTAAAAGAGAATTATTTGCTTCGCTTGAAGGTGTGTTTCCACCTCATTTTATACCTACGTTATCAGCCCTTGTAGCTGTTGCAGGTAATAAAGATACATATTTCTGGAATGACATATGGAAAGGCCCTGAAAATATTCCTAATTCATTGAAATACTATCCAGGAGAAACACAAGAAGCCTTTGTAAAACTTGGCGCAGTTTTGAATATATCACCTGAACAGTTAGCAGCTGGTTTTCATGCAGTAATACCTAAATCAAACTCTATTGTTACCGGAGGAGTAAATGCAGTCAGTGCTGTTGTATCATTACTTGACCCACCAGCTATAAATGCGGTAGGAAAAAGCTTTAACGAGACTCTTAGTAAAGACCCTACGTTCAAGCGTATAATGGGTACTACACATCCGAAGAACGCAGAAAAATTTCAAGAAGCTTATGAAGTAATAGAAGAGACTAAGGGTGAGCATGCTGTTCAGTGGATGACTTTGAATGAGCATATTCGAAGATTTATGGTCAGTCAAACGAGAGATAACCTAATGGAGGTAGGTAAGTATATATTCTCTCAGCCAAGACAAGATTGGAATAGATTGGATAGGCAATTTAAAGCTGCTATTGAAATGAAAGATGTTCCGGAAGCTAGTTACTGGATAACTGTTAAACGTGCTCCTGTTAGTGCACGGGCAAGGATACTTTATCAAAGAGTAGCTAGTTTACCACCTGAAGAACGTATGAAGTTTATAGGTTTAGCTAATGCTATACCTGGAGTGGTTACTAAAGAGGTCATGAAAGAGTGGACTAGACTCATGGCTGAAGACGGTCACATATCAAACAAGGAGTAGTAATATTGAATTTATCAACTGGAGATTTGATACTTGTAGTTTCGGTAATGGTTTCTGCGATTGTTGGAAGCATATTTGTAGTACATCAGTTTAAGGAACTGTATGTAGAGGTGAGAGCTCTTAACAGAGATAAAGCTGAAAAAGCAGAAATGTTAGTAGACATAGCAAAGCTTCGTGAAGATATATTAGAGCGTCTTGAAAAGAAAGCAGATGAAAATGTTACAACAATGCGCTTTAATGATGGTACTAAAAACTTTTCTAAGATAATGGAAACTCTTGATACTTATTCTAGGGATCAAAAACAAATGTGCCTGCAACAAAATAGTATGAATATAAAGCTCGAAAATATATGGAATGCTATCGAGAAGCGGAATGTTGAGTTAGTAAAACGAGGACATAAAACGAGGACGTAAAAAATAAAAGAAAAGAAAGGATAAACTATGAAAAAGACATTTATTACAATCATGCTTATGCTGCTTATTTTTGTCGCAACATCAGTCATGGCGGCGGACGTGACCCTTCAGTGGGATCCTAACAGTGAGCCGGATCTGGCAGGGTATAAGATTTATTACGGCACGGCATCGAGAACCTATGGCGAGCCGATTGACGTTGGCAATGTCACTACATACACCGCCAAAGACCTTGAGCCAGGCACGAAGTATTACTTCGCTGCCACTGCTTACAACGAGGACGGGTATGAAAGCGACTACTCCAACGAAGTAATGTGGGGCATTCCGACTGCGCCAAGTAATTTCAGGATTACAGTTACTGTCACGGTTGAGGTCGGAGGTAATATAGGAAAATGACCTACGCATTTCAGAATTTCAAATATAGCGATTTCTGCTGTAAATGCTGTGGTAAGAATCTCATTGATTCAGGAATCATCCACCGCCTGCAGGTACTGAGAGATATTCTGTGCGTCCCTATAATAGTGACGAGCGGATACAGGTGTGAGAGACACAACAGAGCTGTAGGTGGTGCGACTGATTCCATGCACGTCAGAGGTCTTGCGGTGGATTGGACATGCTCTAAAATAGAAGAGGCGGCAAAACTGTGCGAGAACTGGAGTGGTGGCTTTCATTACTATCCGGGCAGGAAATTTATTCATACTGATATAGGACGAAAAAGGAGATGGGTAACATGGATTATCTGAAACAACGACCACTAATTAAAACAGGAGATCCCATTCAGTGGAAATCTAAGTCTGTCATAGGTGCTATAATCCGGTGGTGGACAAAGAGTGAATACAATCATACTGCAATGGCAATCAGATTTAGGGAATACGATACTGACAGGGTTTTTATCATCGAAGCAATGGAACACGGATTACAGCTCAGGGCGCTCTCAGATCGACTGGATGACTTCAAAGGAGAAGTATGGCATCTGCCCCTCATTGATATTTATGATCCTGTCAGGCATGAAATAGGTCGTGCAGGGCTGTATGCCATAGGCCGTGGAGTGAAATATGATTACCGAGGATGTGTATTTGGTAACATCAAAGATCGTGCGAGCAAGGACTACTCAAAACTTTTTTGTTCGGAATTCTGGTATATGTGTATCGAATCAGTATCTAACAACCGAGACGTACTTCGCCCTATTATAGCACAGGCGAATGTCTATCTTAATAACGAAGCTCCCACACCAGCGGATATCCCCTACCTTGGACTGACAAAAAAAGAGGTGAAAATTCTTTAGATAGAGGAGGAATTAATTTCCTCCTCCATTGTGAAGACATTGGATCATTTAGTCATTTTCATCCTCCTCAAATCGTTCTATTAACTCTAAATTTTTAGCACAAGCTACTGCATCGTTAAAACTCTTAACTTCTGTAGTAATACATTTTGCTGTCCCTGGATCTGAAGCACCTCTAAACCATACTCCATTTACTCTTTTTCGGTACGACTCACGTGTTGTTATATCAAAGTATAATCCATCAGGAAGTTCTTTAGTAGCTGGTGTATCACCAATAGTCTGTAAATAAGACCATTCAAAGAATTCTTGAAGTGTGGCCTTATCAAAAGAGTTTTCTTTTTCTTTGATAAATTCGTGAACTGCCTCACTTACTGCTTTATGTAACATAAGATGCTTTTGTTTGTAAGTATTCCTAACATCAAGCTGCATATAGTTAATGACAGAAACAAAATCTTTAATATCATCCTCGGTAGCCTCACGAAATTCTGTTATTCTTTTATCAGATCCGACTTCTACAATTAAAAGCTTTCTTATCTGTTCAATAGACTCACCGAATCGTAAGCACGATCCGAATATAGTTTCAGCAAATACTATCATTTTCCATTCTCCTTTACAGTAGTTTTTGATCTATACCATACTCCAACTTCTCCCTTTGGTCCTTTATATTCTCTTAGGACTTTGCCAGCCTTAACAGCAGTACCTATAACATTATCAAACTTGTTTGCATCAATGTCTCGCCATACAAGTGATAACAGTTTCTTTTCTGAAATCCACTCAAACTGGTCTATAATACTGGTGACCGTAGCAACTTCAGCTGTAATTTCAGACTTGCCTATCGCAACAAAGGCGTTACTCATAAGATGTTCTACTTCTTCTATCTCGTTAATAGCTTCCAAGACATGGCTCCATTCAATAGACAGTTTATTTGTTTTAGCAGCTGCTACCAACATAGCTACCTTCATTATGTACGAAGGCTTTCTTGAATACCAGCCATTGAATGACTTATCTGTGCATATTCGTATACCAGATTCATCTTCATCATAGTTGTCATACCAATTCTCCCATTTCTTTACACAGTCAGCAGTCATGATATAGTCTCCACGCATCTTAACTATCTGGTACAAGTCTTTTAGTAGCATTTCCTGTAACACTTTTTCTTTTTCAGTCATGCTAGGAATCGCCACAGGTTTTTTCTTTTTGTTTGCCCAGATAAATAAGATGCGTGAAGTCAGACCTCCACCAATTGCAGAGGCCGGTAACGAGCTTGCCAAAGAGTCCGGTGTTGTAGCTGCTAATAAGTTAAGCCACGGCTTAATAATTTCAATAGAAGGGCCGTGTCTTGTTCTAGCCGCATAAACATCCGGACAGTCAAACAAATCAGTGAGTGCTATTAGCATACGTGAGTTCTCTTTCTTCTGCCCGAGAAAGCTTTCGAACTCCTTTGAAATAATACTCAAAGAACTATGGACAAAGCTCGTACCGTCCGGCATAATCTCAGGAAATTCTGCATTTTTTAAGTCATCCGTAAGGGCTTCCTTTGTTGTAGAATCAGCACTTGTTTTTATTTCTGATATCTTATCTATAAACACGGAACCAAATTTTATTGCTTGTGTTTTTCTAGCTACTCCAGGTTCAGCAACAAATACAACATAAATGTTAGGGTAGTAAGTTAATCTACCTAATCTTAATTTTACCTTTCGTCGTAATGCAGCAGCTATAATGGAGTAACCAGTCCATTTGTCAAACACCCTAGCTGGCTCAGTATTACTCATTAAAGTCATATAAGATGTCAACCAGTTCTCTACATTGCGTCCCATTAATAACTCCCTTCATTATTTGACGACCTTGTAAAGATCGAAGTTTCTTTATTTCTAATTCGAGAGCGTGAATAACATTATCTAAGTGCATGCAAACTTCCCCATCTAAACTACTCATAGCAGAAGTATTAACGCTGATAGGAAACAATATTACTTCCCATGTTTTAATAAGAACAGCATTATTTGGGCCTATCTTTCTGTACAGCTCAACTTTATTCTGTCCTTTTCTTCTTACTGAAAAATCAATCGAGCAGTTTACTGTAGTTACTTGCTCAATATAATTTATTAGTCTTCTGCGATCTTCTGAAGTTACAACTCCTATAACAATTGTTTTTCCGCTCTTGCTAGACATCGACTGTCCTCCAATCTATATCAAGCTCCTCGCCCTCAGCCCATGAATCCTTTACCTTAAAGTCAACATCAATATAGAACTCATTGAAGTTGTGCCGAAGTGGAATTAACATGCACTTTCTGAGTACCTTAACAGCATCCATAACAAACTCTTCTTTAACAAGGTTGTACATAGCATCATGAAGCTGTAACAAAAGCTCAATATCAAACGTCAAAGAAGGAATCGTATCATAAAGTTTCTTCATTGCAACGTTTAATAAGTCTCCAACTGTTGACTGTGGTATGAAAGAATAAGCACTTCTAAATAAATCATCTCCCCAGCGATCAAGAAACTTGTGCTTTCTTCCAAGAAGATTTGTTAATGTTCTAGTTCTTCTTAACTCTTGTTGTATAGTGGTATGCCATATACCAAGAGCTGGATTAGCTCTATGATACATCTGTATATATTGTTTTGCTTGGGTCATTGATATACCAAGCCTATTCATAATAACTTTTGGCCCAGCAGAATAGTTAGTACCGTGCCTAATTGTTTTACCGATTTTACGCTGTTCAGCAGTAACTTGATCCATAGGTATACCTACCATTTGTGCATAAGTAAGCTTATGAATATCGTACTTAGCTTTCTCAGCTTTAGGTAACCCAAAAGAATCTTCAAACATTCTGATAAGCCTTTGGTCATTTATCAGGTGTGCAACTACGACAGCCTCAGCTTGTGAATAATCACTTTCAATTATCTTATAACCTGATGGAGCTTTAAACATTTTCCTTGCTTCGTTCGGTATGTTCTGCAAATTGCCACTACCATAAGGCCTGATAATAGATTTACTTGAGCTCCAACGACCAAAGCTTCGTTTAGTTTTCTTTGTATCTTCTTCATCATCAGATGCGGCACCTGTGATATTATAGCTCGTGTGTACTGTACCTTCTGGTGATGCTTCCATTGTCAAGAAGTTATTGATAAGCGTTGTAGCTTTTTTGTATTCAAGAATAAGATTGAATACTGGATTATCAGGAACAAGTCTTTCTAATGTTCTTAATGCAGTAGCATCCGTTGTTATAACTCTCGGTTCGGTAACAGATTTTCTACGTTTATACTGTATTGGTAAACCAAGGTCAAAGTACAGAAGCTGTTTCATTTGTTTATGAGATTTAAAATTAATCTCCTTACCAATAATAATGTCAAGCTCAGACTTCATTTGTAATTGTCTGTTTTTCCAATACGTATACAGCTCATTTCTTTTTTCCTCGTCAATCTTAATACCTTTTAATTGCATCATAAGAGCAATAGGTATTAACCCCATCTCAAAATCAAATGTATGCCTTACATTTTGGCGGTCAATCTCTCCATCAAGAACTCTTGATATACCAAAAGTATTAGCCGCATCAGCAGAGTTGTATACACTAGCTCCTGAATCGTGTTTCCAAGGTGGAACATTTAAACATACAGAACCTAAAAATCCTAGATCTCGTGGCAATTCAGGCCAACAAACATGAGCTTGTATTAACGTATCTGCTTTAAGGTTTTCAACCAGTATATGATTATTATACCACAGAACACCTATATCAAAAGCAGCATTTTGCATAATGGCTTTCTTTTGTTTCATCAATCTTGCAAAAGTCTGCCATACTTTAAGCTCGTCATTTTCTGGTAACGCTGGCCGTCTTCCTTTTACAAAGTACAAAGATATACCGAAGGAAGGATCATGACTTAATCCTAGCTCTTCAACATGACTACCAGGTTGAATAGTTTCAATATCTACTGAAATGTCTTCCCATTCAGGATGTGCAATACATTCCTCCATGTAATCTATGAATTGCTTTGCAGTTACGTTTGGTTCTAATGTTTGCTTCATATACCGAAGATCTGGAAAGTTACTATGTACTGCTGCCTTACGCAAATCAAGAACAGCTGGAAAGTATAGTTTCCAGTCATCGTTTATACTACGAGGACTATGGGTTGCTAGGACTTTTACATCTGGTACTAGCGTACTCGAAAGAACGTAACCTCTATAATTCTGTAGAGATTTTAATCCAGTGAGTGCCCATAAAGCATACATACCAAATGCTATTACTATGTTGGGTTTATGAAGAATTATTTCCTGTCGGAGCTCCTCAACCCATTTACGCAGTCTTGCAGTTGGTACGTTACACTTCTTGTCCTCGAAATATAAGCTCATTTTATCGGCAGGCGGTTGTGATCTTGCTACGTAGCCGATGTAGCACTGGTATCTTGCTATTCCTGCTTGAGATAAAATATCGTCTAATGTTTTACCTTCTCTACCGCAGAAAGGTTTACCGTACCGGCTCGCTTCAGAATCAGGCGCCTCACCAACTAGCATTATTTTTGCATCAAGTGGGCCATCTGATCTTATCATGTAATTATCCTCCTACTCGGTGTCCATATAATCTGGCTTGTGTCAACCTCATTAAAATCAAAGTTGTTAATACCAGGAGGGACAACAGCAATATCATCTGAAAATTGATTAGGTTTTAATAATTGGCAGTTCTTTTTATCAACAATACCTTTTCGCAATTCATCATTTGTCTGTTTTGATTTAAACCGTACCACCTTTCCTGTAGCTGCTGCTTTGTTAATAGCTTCTTGTATATTCCATATCTGCTCATATACAGTATCAGGTGCTGGGTCTTTGCTCAGTGATGTTTTCATCTTTGGGTTCTTGTCCGTCATTGTCTCCTCCCGTGGTCAATTTTTGACTTTTCTGGTTTGTTTCATGATACTTTACCATACGAGCCAAAGCTGTTGCATACGAATCAGCAGCAATATCACAACCAATAGCAAACAGTTTCATTTCATTTGCTGCTTCTATTGAAGAACCACTACCCATGCAAGGATCATATAAATATCCTCCAGGTAATGTTGTTCTTTCTATAAGCTCCTTCAATAGTGGTATAGGCTTTTCTGCAGAGTGTAATCTCTTTGAAGGTAAAACAGGATCACACTGAATAAGATCTGGCCTACCCTCAGCCTTTAATGTAGCCGATGGCATTCGTGCAAACAGAATCATTTCATATACAGCACTGAACCACAGATGAGGATTATTATTCTGTCCTGTTTCTCTCTTCCACCAGATTATTGGGCGCTCTGCACAATTCCATCCTGTTTTGTTAAACATTTCTTTTAAAGTCCAGAAGTGTGACGACGCACAGAACACATACGCATGCCCAGTTTCTTTGCAGAATCTTGCTGATTCTTTTGCAATTGTCTGGCAAAGCTCCATTGCCTTTTCAGCGGAATCCTCGTACTTAATACCGGATGTTGTAAGATTACCACCAGTTACACCTCCAATAGAAATTGCCGTACTGTCTATATTGATACCATAGATAGGATCAACCAATAACAAGTCAATTGAGTTGTCAGGTATACCTTTCATATGATCCATAGCATCTCTATTTACAAGCACGAATTCGTTTGTAAGCTTAACTGTTTCTTCATACTTAGCAACAGCATCAAGGTTTTGTGATACCCTTTGTAATCCTTTATAAGCTTTCTTTATGTGAGATTTTTTCTTTGCTTGAGCTAGTTCTGGAAACTGGTCAAGCGCTTCCGCCAATTGCATAGCTTCTATTATATATCCTTTTGATTTACCAACAACCTCAGCTGCGTCTTCGAGCGTAAATCCAGTACCACCGCCCGCAACGCCCTGTCTTGGTTTACCGAGCCTCTTTTGCTTTAGCTCAACCAGATCACGAATAGCGTAGGTTTCTTCAGCAGGTGTGAGACTTTTACGCTGTATATTTTCTTCCAGTTCTAATTCTCTCATCAATACTGGATCAACCGTATCTTTATAGCATACACGGACATTTATACCTGCAAGCATACAAGCTGCTAATCGTCGTCCGCCATAGATCAACTCGCCTTCTCTGTTAATAACAACTGGCTGTAGTTGTCCAAAGGTTTTTATTGATTCCACCATTTTCTTAATATCGCCCATATCTTTTCTGTGCCTTGGCAGTTCTTTGCTCAACTTAATTTCTGTGGGGTTCATTTCAAAGATCTGGGCTTCATCAACAATAATATTTTTCATGTTTTACTCCTCGTCATAGTCATCATCAAGAAGTACAGTATCATCTGTATCATCATCAATAGATTCTCGTAGTGCTATAATATCTTTTTGTTTGATACCAAGCAACTTTGCCACAGCCTTTTCTTTTTCTGTAAGTTTTGGTTTAGCAGGAGTAGATGAAGAGGGTTTCTTTCTAAAAGACTTAGCTGGTTTTTCCATATCTTTTGCTCGTAGTAAGCGATACGATGCTATATATAAAGCCTGTGCTTCAGGTGATGCCGTACCAAAGTTCTCATATAAGTCTTCAAGTCGCATTGGTGGCTCCTTTATAGGCAGGGAAAGCACTATACTCTCCCTGCCTTGTGTTAGAGTTAGATACTAGACTGATAACACCGATCAACCTGATTTCTAAATTGTCCTTGATACTCACTAATAGAAACATCAACATCCATTATGAGGCCGACCCATATCTGCTCAGCAATAGACTGTGCAATGATCTGAGCCGTAGACATATCAAGACCAAGCTCGTCCTGAAATTCTTTAAGCGCATTAATCTTCCATTGACGCTTAGTCATGTTGCCGCTTTTTGTACGAACTGATTCGTCCCCAGGTTTGGGAAGCCAGCTTCTGTACTGAACAATAGTGCCATCAATCGGTGTCTCTCCGTCATTCAAGACTCCACCGTTTTCCTGCAAGCATATGTCCCAGACAATAGCCATCATATCAAGGTCTGCTTTGACTCCTGCAACAGCGCCATGATACCTGCCTTTAGGAACGAGAGGGACAGGTTTGTACTCGTCATTTACATTGAAGTCCAAGTTTGCAATACCTGCCGGATTATCAAACTGATCGTTATACTCTTCCATTGTACATTCTCCTTATTTGTTTTGTTGTAATAAAGGTTTCTTTGTTTTTACTTTCTTACCAGTTATATATGCCATAACCTCTGCATAGTCGTTCTCGATAAGATCTGGTAGTATTCTTCCTTTCCCACTTAATCGACTCCGACCGTGGTTATGTCCAAGAGGAACTGTTTGGACATACCACTTAGTTTCTCCGCCTGCCTCCTTTCTATAAGTATGGTAATACACTTCATCAAAATAAGACGGCACATCAATAGATAATTTGCCAGTAAGACTTGGCCCGACACCTATGACTTGACCGTTCTCATTCTTTTCAAAATCTAAGTGCGCTATAAGCACAAGATTACACGGCAAGTTTATCAACTGCCTTAGTTTACCTTCCATTAGATTCTTTACCATCTGATAATGAACATTCCAGATTGGGCCGTTTGTTTGGCTTCTCTTTGGGTCAATCTGTAACGCCTTTTCCATGCAGACATCTTCCATAGCAGAAAGATTATCTACCACTACTGTTTTATAAAGTCCTTCTTTTGTTGCTTGCTTAATTTTGTTGAAGTCTTGTTCGTATCTTCCCCATCCAAGAGATGATAGCTCGTACTGTTCATAATCAAAATCAAGGCCTCTGTACGACAGAATTTCTTTTCCGAAGTCAAAGATAAATCCTGGAGTCGGGAAGGTAGAAGCAAATATGCTTTTGCCTGTACCACTTTCTCCAACAGACATGACTTTAAGAAATTCCGTATCTATTGTTACGTCTTTAGCTGATGGCATTATATCACTTCCTTTCGTATTAAGTAATCACGCCGGCTCTAAATTATCCTCAAAACACTTTTTGGCTACGAGCCATTGGTCATCATGGTTCCTTGGATTACGAGCAATCATGTCTCCTTCCTTCGGACTGCCGTTCTGAATGTCTGCTTCTGAGATGTTAATGTGAGATACATCTTCTCCCGTTATATACGGTCTCATCTCTCTGAATCCCTTCCATCTGTATTGTTTCCATTCGTTCATATTCTTGCTCATTCGGCTATTGCCAGGAATCCATGAAGCAAGCATTTCATCGGCGAATGGATCGGTTAATGTCTTAAACTTTTCTTCCGTCATAACACCAGATTCAACAGTATCAGCAAGAGGTAAACCGCACTCTATGTTTATCATTGCCATTTTGCTATTACCAACAGAGGCAAGGACATATTCATTCATTCCTGATCGTGTCTTACGTGTAAAGTGATCGCCAATAGTGATAACAGAATAGTCAAACGGTGTCTTGATAAATTTCTGTGCCTCCTCAAGAGACATAAAATATGTAACTTCTTTGGGTCTTCGCCCAAGAGATAGGTCATATTTCTCTGTCATTGCTTTTCTGGCTGTTACAGATGCCAAATACCATTTACCACCTTCATATCTGGTATACTTCTTTAAAACTTTATACAATCCCTCTGGAGGGTCCCACTTCTTTTCCTTGGATTTGTCCCAAGGAAGGTTGGCAATAACTTTTGCGTACATAGCCTTTTCTTCTGGTGTTGTAGCATGTACCCACATTTTATAAGGTGATCCATCCACTGAACAGTGTTTTGCCTTAAGCCATGTAACCGGACAGTTCTTACAGCTATCGCATGCAATACAGGCAAAACAACAAGACAGACTTTCTTTAAGAATTCCGGTTTCATCTTTGTAATCTGCCTTCCCCATATTGGGTGTTTCAGCAAACCAATTCCAGAGTTTTCTATGTTCTTCCTCAAAATTTACACCTGCATCAAGCGCATTATAGAACAATTCTATATTACTTGAATCTATACATACATCACTATAGATCATTTTGCCCTCCTTCATTTATATTGTACCAGTTTTTATTTTGAGTATTTCCTCCGCAGTAGGTTTAAGTTTATAAAAGGCCATACACGCAAAGTGAGAAATCTTTGCCATATCTCTCAGCGTTTCGAGCCTACCACGTCTATTAGTTTCAAACCTGTTAACATAGCGTTCGATGCAGTCAATACATTTCTTTGCTGACCACTCTTGAACTGGATCATCAGGGGCATCGCCATACTGTTTAACTGTATACTCTTCTATGTGCTCGATTACTATCGTACAGAAATCAATGAATTCTTCGCAGCGATTAGACCATGTATAAGTAGTATCGTCAATCATAGTTACCTCCTATGCTTTCTTATTCCCATGCCTGTAAGGTCTTGTTCTGTTATAGGCAAGTTTTAAGTGTAAAGCCTTTTCAAGTGGTATACTATAGAACTCACATGCATCAGCAATGCGTATCAATACATCTGCCAATTCTACTGCAATGCCTTCAGGCTTATTGCTTTCATTACGAATTTCTGAAAACTGGTGCCCGTTTCTGTATTCTTCCCAAGCTTCTGATAACTCAGCGTGGATATTGGTCATAACATCTCCAAAGGATCTGTCTGCAGTTTTATCCCACCAGCCTTTACTTAACGCTGTTGCATATGATTCATCTAGTAATTCCCGAATTGTTAGCATATTACTTTTTCCTTTCTATCATGAATGACGCTTCCATATCAGCTATTTGTAGCATACTTACAAGAGGATTGTCATTGATTGCTTGATGATACGGAATAGACTGAAATGGAGACTGTGTATTGAGATCTGAATAACCCATATGCCACCGTATTGCCTGAGCTTCTGCTGTAGTTAATCTTATAAAGGCACATGCGATGAACAAAGATTTCTCACCATGTCCAAGAGGATTACCGTCAGCTATTTCATATGATGGGCTGTACGGAGGCAATTCCATACCTGGTTTATATCTTTTTGTAAGAAAATCTATCAGTGTACTAGCATAGCCCTTATCGACCATTGCCGGAGGCTGTAGTCTATGTTTAGCAAGAAGTGAAGTTAAATATCTTTTTTGTGGTTCAGTTGGTTCATCATGAGATGGTACATAAAAATTAATCTTACAGAAGTCGTGGCATATCGCTGCTATTTTCACGCTATCTCCTGAGGTTACATACTCATATTCTGCATTAAGTCTTTCTGCAACTTTTAAAACATGTAGCGTGTGGAGTGCTAACCCACCTTCACAAGCGAGATGGTACTTAGCACTAGCCGGTGCAGTAAAGAAATCAGATTCGTTAAGGTATCTGACAAGGTTTTCCATACCGTCACGTCTAACTGTTTTTAAAGCTGTTTCAATGTAGTCACGTACTTGTTCTCTGTCCATACGTTTCTCCTTTATAGTTTTCTAATTCCTTTATAAACCTACTGCTCATCCAAAACATCCCAAGGTTCAACATGAAACCCTACAAGACTAAGCTCTTCGAATGGTCTATGCTGTTGACATAAAGGAAGGTATGCACACTGTCCGTACCTATAACAATCAAAACTTTGCGGATAAAAACCAGTCTTTTCTGCATCCAGTATTTCTTTGCATGTTAAAAGGAACATAAATTTCCATGCTTGTATATCACCCTCAGTATATATCTGCGGTACACGTCTGAAATTAAAACCTACCTTGCCGTACTCCCCAGTCTTTGGTGACTTACGAGCGGACATTGCGAGGTAAGATAATAAACAACCTTCAGCTACAAAGTTAAATACTTTATTACCTACGTAGGAATAACCTATAAGCTGAGGGCTACGATTAGCTTCCATTATAACTTTATCGAGCCACCATGATGTTGTCTTATAGTCAAGCAACCAGTTTCGACCGTCCATTTTAATTCCCAAGTCTATCTTACCAGTGAAGTGAATCGGCGGAAGGTCTTTCATTAGATTGTACTCGACCTCATTTTCAGGAATCATTACATGATCAAATACTTGCTCCGTCTGTAGAATTGTAATAAAATCTCGATCGCTAGCAAAATTATCAAGGTACTCTCCAAATGCATCCACCAGTGTATTGAAGTTACGGAAGTCATCTACGTAAGTACGCTTTGCAGTTTCTCTATCCCACACTTCTTTGCCACGCACGAATCCAGCCGTAATTGTTCTCATATTTTCTTCTGGTGTAGTCGGCCAGCCATTAACCAAAATATACTTATTGTACCCTTCCTGTATTCCGTGCCAGGTGGCACCGGCTCGAAGTGCTGCAGATCCAGCATCTGGTTTGAGTTCTTTAATAACAGAAAGAAAGTATTTATTTCTACATTGCTTCCAAGTATCTCGTTTACTATTGTCCAAATAAAAGGGCTCCATAATATCCTCCTATTATTTATTTAATCGGCTGTCTTTTCTCCATTCAACTAGGCCCCATATTGCAAGCACAAAGTAGATAGCAAATAACACAGCCTGCGCATATATTTCTCTATAGAAATCTACTATTGTCCAGGAAAAGTTTGTTACTGCCCAGATGATAAAACAGCTTTGTTTTTTCTTTATGTTTAGAACAACGCCTATCAATGATAGTATTGTTAGAAGTGAGGTTAAAGCATTGAATAACATTGACGGCTCCTTTGGTTGCAAGGGGCAGGGTTCGAACCTGCAAGATCATTGTACGTTCTTCCTGGGTTTGGGAATTTCGTACTTCAGTTTATAATGTGCCAAACTACTCAACTGATAGGTTTTCACCTATGATCATAAGGAGGTGGTCACTCCTTACTGCGTCTGCCATTTTCCGCCACCCTTGCATGAAAGGGCAGAGCACTAATACCCTGCCCTTTAGTAATTAGAACTGATTAACTAATCACGCCGAGATCTTTGAGCATTTTTTCTGCAATGGCTCTTTCATTCGGATCAGTAATCGCATTGAATTTGTCGAGAATAGTTTTCTTGGTAATCTTCTGAGCTGCGGGCAGTCTTGTAGTCCACTTGTTTTCCATCAGGCCTTCCCAAACTCTGTTGATTGCATCAACTGCTTCCTGACCACTGCGACCAGCAGCTGCATCACCGAGCTTCTGCGACAGACCATAGGGCATCAGCTTTTCCTGAATTTCGTCAGGTAACGTCTCTGCATCAAACGTAAGTACTGTACCGGTATTACCTTCCGTTATGGTAAGTATGTTACCCTCGATAACTTTGGACAGCTTCTTTGCCCTTTTTTCGACTCCATTTGTGCTTTCATTGTCTTTCATTTTTGTTTCTCCTTTACGTTTGTTTGTTAGTTTGTTTACTTTGTTTTGTGATTTTACACCTAATGTTTAGCCTCCTTTCATGAATTTATACAGTGAGGATAGCTCCTCAATTAAATACAATTACACCATACACCAAAAACGACAGGAAGTCAAGGACTTTTTCTTAGCTTTAAAAGAATTCTTGTACCTCTTGTTCGGTCAATTCACCTAAGATTTCTTCTATTTCCTTTCTTGTTTTATCGTCAGATAGCATTAGCATAATCATTCTCCGGCGTTCAGGCTCAATAGAAATCTTTGTAAAGTTACCAGTGGCATCTCTTTTGAACGCAGAAAATACCGTGCGATATTTACGCTCTATTACTACATAGAATTTCATGTCTTTTGTAGATCTGTTAATAAACAATTGTCCAGCAAGTTCTGGATCAACTGCTTCATACTCTTCCTTTTCTTTAATAAAGTCGTTCATTACAGAAGTTTGTTCCTTCTTATTAGCTACTCGTATATATAGAGCTTCTTCATAAGAAAGATTCTTCGCTTCTTCAAACCAGGCTTTAGTAAATTCACTCATAGTAATCTCCGTTTATTCATGCAGTATTTCTATTTTTCCAGATACAAAATCCGCAGGAACTTCCATGTTTATTACACTTGGTATACGTGGAGCGTCCTTGCTACCATGTTTCTGGTATTTAATCAGAACATTTCTTTCCATGTACTCATTACGAGCGTCCCATACTGCTTGATTATCTTCAGCTGTAAACCCTTTACCAAGTCTCGCATTGAACGGCTTTGCCCACAATGAAGAAGTTAGTATAAAACTACCAAGTGTATCCTTTGGTATAAGGTTTTCCATGTTAGATGCCCGCTTTGATAGACCGAGTTCATTAGTCGTTTGTTCGTTTGCGTTCATCATTGCTTCATTAAAGCCTATTATAGTAGCTGATGTTATAACAAACGGCTTACGTTTGAACATATTCATCTCATTATAAGTACAGCGCCCATACTTATAAGGAGCATATGGCAACCTTACCATTATTCCTTCATAGCCCTCATTGAGTTTAGTTTCCTCGTATGCAAACACTTCTTCAGGATAATGAAGTACTACTTGCTCAAGTATTATAAGTCTATCATGCGACCGAGATATTGCTTCAGCCCATCGCTTTACATATGGCTCTTCTGGGTCTTCAAAGCAATCGAACATATAGAATTTAAAATCCGGTTCACCTGAATATTTACGCAGTGGGCCTGATGTATTATGAAAGGCGTCAGGATCACGTGGATCTCCAACAATAAGCTCACCATCAAGATTCTCAAATGCAGGATCAGTAAGTACCTTCTTTGCAAATAGGTTTGATATATTCTTCATTGATGAAGTTAATGGTATGCACTGCGGAATTACACACCTAAACCCATCAAGTTTTGGACTTGCTATTATTGGGTACTTCAAGCAGCTTCGTATCTGCTGTGAGGTGAGTGGTTCCGTCGGCGCCTTCATAGGGCGAGTAATCATGATTTACCTCCTTGAATCTATTTAATGTTGCTAAAGCTTTGCCGTATCTCCCAGCCTTAACATACTTTTTTATCTGTCGTACTATGTACTCTGAGGATAGAATATAATCGTATTGTTTAGCATTGATTTCTACCCTCAGAGTCCATACGCCGAAGAAATCTCTAGTTTCGCACAGGATTTTTACTTTGAGTGGTGCCACTCTTATTCTCCTCTCTTTCGCACTGTGCTTGAAGCTGTCGTTTTAACTTTTTAAGATTAGTTTTTGCGGTTTTTACTTGTGCCCTGTTGTACTCAATCGCTGTATCAAAGTACCGTACAACATCACCACATCTGTCACACACTTCTTTCATATCATAACTATTAGCAACTAAAGTGGTAGCCAAATGCTTGCACCTAAGCTTACGTATTTCTACTTTGCTGTTGTCACACTGTATTCGTAAATCAGCAATGTGATTAGTAAATACGCGCATGTCAGCTTCTAATGATTCAATCCTTGAAACCAGTTTCTTTTTGCTATTAAACATATTATTCTCCTTGTTAAGTCAAAATTTGACTTTTCTTAAATATTTGCCGTATTAATCAGCATGTTATCAAGCATCTCACCAGTTATGATGACCATTCGTTTATACTGACCATGCAGTAAGATTTTTACTGCTGATAATCCAGTCTTTTTCTTTTCTACTTCAAGTTCTCTCATACCGATCAGTGCTTCTTTTCTCCATTTTTCCAGTGTTCTTTTAGTCATTTTATTTTCCTTTAGCGGTTTAATCAAACAATATTTTAATATAAGGAAATAACACCAGCAATCCCATTATTATCAGCGCTATCCATTTCTTCATTCACCTCCGTTCTCCTCTCCAACTTGAATTGAGTCAATGAAATCTTGAATTTCCTTTTCAGATTTACCATCTTCTTTCATGAGTTCTATCATACGCTCATACTCAGAATCAATAGGTTTGTGCTCAATAGGTTTGCCGTTTTCTCCTATTGTAAATAGTTTAAGATTATCTTTTACATAGATGCGAACATATAATTCTTTATCTATTTCTACCTTTTGAAAAGATATATGCTCAGCTAATCTACCCATTTTTCTGCGTGCATGAAATCCGCTTACTCTTGTGGCTTCCTGAATCTTTTTGTCAGGACACCATATGAGTATATCGTTTCTTGTCCGCAGAACCTCTTCTATTCCGACAGAAATATCACTCATAATACATCACCTTTTTATAAAATTCTTTATAAGAAAACCATTCAAGATTGGCTATAGTTAGTGCAAGCTTTTTTGCATCTTCTGGATTATTGCAGCTTGACCATTCACCATATTCTTGCTTTAAACAGCCATGTTGCCACTTTTTTATTGGGCAGCAAATACCAGAAACTGCGCAAGCAAAGCAGTAGTTATCAACAACAGAAATTTTACCGTTGTTATGCTTCCACTCAGGCCACATATCTTTGTAACTTCCTGGGTTCTCTGCAAGCCATAACCACATACTTCGAAATAGCTTTTTGTACCTGTAATACGTTGTTTTTCCTACAATCCTTTTTCTCATATCTTAGACCTCCAACTGTCATATAGTTTTCTTTCTTCATCACTCCAGGGTTCGTGCCAAAATTCTCTACCTCTCACGTGAGGATCAGGTTTGTCGTACGTCGCGAAAGACTTAAATTCGCCCTGGTCACTTGTTAGTATAACATATATATCACATTCAGGACACCCGTACTCATCTCCGGCGTATCGAAGGTTGCCAAAGTACACAGCCTTTCCAGTTTTGGAACAATAAAGCTCTCTTCCACAGTTTGCACATACTAACATTATTCTCCCTCCATAGTAACCTTGAATTTTCTTGCTGGTGTTTCGTTAATCTCTCTTGAGATGTACTGAGGAATGTAAATAGTAAAGTCCCCAGCTTTGTTTGTGTATTTATCAGCCCCCTTTTTGCGGGCCGGCTTGTCCAGTAATACGGTAATTTCTTTAATCATGGTCATTTCCTTTCTTTCTTTTTTAGCCAAATAATTTCTCCGTTTAGCCGCACAGCGTACTCATCATTGTAAACCATGACAGCCCCATGTTTACGCTGGATATCCCTAAACCACACCCACTGCTCTTTTGAGGTAAAGCTAGGGTGATCCCATGCCTCGTCAATATTACCTACACCAGTAGGTATTAGGCATAGCAGAATTATCCATACCACTTTCTTTATCATTTACCGTCTCGCGCTTTCTCTTTTTATTTCCTCTATTATAGTAAACTTTCTACAGATGCCAATATTCCAGGTGCTTTCTCCTATTGTAATAAAGTCCTTACAACGACCAAGTCCTTGTTCGTACTTAATACGACAAAGAACCAATTCGCTAGTCTGCCAAGAACTACATTTTTTGTACCATGCTCTAAAAAGATCAGTGGCTTCTTTTTTAGTGGGAATGAAACAAAATCCTGTTTTATCGGCATCTGAAGGGAATCTTTCCTGATCCCATTCTATTGTGTCTCCTACTTTTAACTTGTAATCGTAAGTACACATGCCATAATAGGCTCCGTAGTTACTTTGCGAATCGACCACGTCAAATATTTTGTAGCCGTAACCCGTTTCCTTTATTTTTTGGGCTGTCTCTTCATGAAGTAGATTACACATTTTCTTCCTCCTCTTCATACCAATCTTCATCATTTACATCTTCATAAAATATAACCTCTTCTTTCATATGTTCCTTAAGTAACTCAGTTGCTTCTGCACCCTTTGGAAGTACTATAGCAAGCACTACGTCATTTGGCAGTGATCCCTTAGTAACATATATAGCTCCGTTTATATCATTAAGTAGCTCCCCGATAACATATCTGTCGTACTTACCTCCTTCAGGGCATTTATATGTATCATCTTTTATCCCGTATGCTATCATCTTACACCTCCTTTCTTATATAATTAAAGTAGTAATTCTCAGTGGAGCACCTGTTACACAGGTAATCTATGGCACTCCACAGTTTCAGGCCAATAGGCCTGTTTGTTGGAAGTTGAATTAGTGTAGCACTTTGTGTTCGCACTAATTCAATCCCGTTGTTTTTCAGTTTGTTAATTGCTGATTGGGTATTACTTAACTTCATAATGTTCTCCTCTTTATTTTTTCTTATTATAAGCGTTAATTTATATCCACTTATTTTACACCTAATTTCACAACCAGATATGTGGCCGGATCGCCAGCAATTTCACGAAGTGTCTGGAGATCCAGCTCTTTTCTCCGCATCTCTGGTGTGAGACGCAGAGGAATCTCTGTGAAACTAGCTGTCAGAGATGACAGTGAATGTGGAAGAACTCCTATTACGTGCAGTTTTCTAACATCTTCTGGTTCGGCGTGCTCAATTACCCTCACGTCCTCCTCCACAAGATCAAGCTCTTTTAAATACTCTACTAAAGCAGGATGCTGTGTTACCACTAATTCAGCTTTAAACCTTTTCATTTCTTCTCCTTTCTTCTAGTAATATATAATCTTCCTCCCACCGCTGATGAGCGGGGAAATCTTTCTCTTCCCCGCAGATGCGGTATCCACTACGTTTCCCGCCTACAATTTGCTTACACTTCCCCTGCTTATTAGGCAGAAATTCGTGTTTAAGGTTTATGTCCATTTTATTTACTCCTTTTATTTTGTACTTCCATGGTCAAATTTTGACTTTTCTCAATCATCTATTTTACCCCCCCCCTTTTGAAAATCGTCATAACCAGTTTAAACGTATAATCCGCTTCCGGCGTAACTACTGTCAGCGTTTTAGTTTCGGGGCTAAAGTAAATTTCACCTACTAAATTGTTATCGTCATAAACATCTGCATTAGCATCATTCATTTTCTTTTCTCCTTAATTTAATTGTGGATTATCAAGCTCTACAGTTACTACTTTGATTTCAGTGCGATATCTGCCATTGTTCCAACGTTGTCAATCAGAGCTAAAACTACATCAATTCTACCACTAATCATTAACACAGCAAATGTGTGAATAAGCAAGACTAATATTTCGCCATGCTCTTCAATGGACATTTGACTAATTAATACTGTAAGGTGATCGTATAGCTGGATAACTGAATCAGGGTTTCTGAAATTCTTCTTAATCAGTTGGACATTTGCAGGCCTATTTGTTTTTAGGTATTCAATAATTACTTCCTTATCATGTATCATTTTTGCCTCCTAAAGTGCTTCCAAAGTTATACTTTGTGTTTAAAGGTGTTGAGTCAACCAGCGGTTTACCGATTGGCTCATCGAGCCCATAGAAGTTTTCGTACTCGTCCATTGTCAGTGGTTTATAATCGACAACACGAGTTAGCGTGTTTTCTACGGGCTCCACATTGTTTGACTTAATATATATGTCCACTGACGTTAATAAATCCTCCTCTTCTGTCAGCATTTTGTGCGCCGTATCTACAGCGTCTTGTTCATCGGACGTGTAGTATGTCGCACCCTTCTGTAAAATCCCGTTTATGTACAGTTTACATTGGTATTCTTGCCAGTCTCTGGAGTAGAACACCTTAACGTGTCGGTATTCAGTACCTATTGTTTTTAGTCTTTTCATACCATTTCTCCCTAATGTAACTCATCAGGATGCCCGATGGTCACGATAGTTTCTATATTAACCAGTTCGCCATGGCTTAGCACAATATTTGCGGTTGACCCTAAGTTTTCTAGCAGTGTCAAAACTACGTCCATTTTTCCTTTGATTGCCAATGAAACCAGCAAATAAACGAGCATGAAGAGTGTCCCTCCGTGCTCTTCTACTGACATTTGGCCAGCTAATTTCGTGAGGTTATCATAAAGCATAATTACATAATCAGGGTCTTTAAACTCCGCCCTGATTACCTGAATATTGTGGAGCCTGTTCATTTTTGAATACTCGATAATATCCCTTCCTGCTTTCGTAACCTCATTCTGATTGTTGACCAGGAGTAAATCAAGGGATTTCATTAGCTCTATGAATCCCCCCTTTTTTGTATTAAGCTGCATTTTGTACTCCTTTCATGTTTTATTATACCCATACTGTACCATACTTTTTGTTAGCGTGCAAGTTATTTTTGTTCATTTTGTAAAATTGTTCAAATAGTAAAATTGTTGACATTGTTCACATTGTTCATTTGGTGAAATTGTTACGCAGTTCATAGTTCCGTTGTTTCGATGTTGTGCAGTGTAAAACCTGCCTGTCCACCGTGTTATTTTTTGACCTTTCTCGGTTGTTTTAAGCTTTTTGTTTTCTTGTTCGTTTTTCATCTTCTCTCTTCTTCTTCTTCTCTGTTCTTCTATTCCTTATATATGTATATCTCTATATATATATACTTATATATTATTAAGGAGAATGGACAACTAGGAGTAAGAGAGAAACCAACAACTGGGTAAAACAACAACTGGGAGAACACAAAGCTGGATAACTGGGAGAAAGGTCACAAAAAAACATGGGGGATAACACGAAAATAACTGCATAACTGCGAAACAACCGAACTGCTAACTATTTTACAATTTGAACAATTTTACAATTTCACCAAAATTACAATTTCACCAAATTTACAGGCTTATTCCCCTTAGAACAATTTCAACTGTGTAATTAATTCAACTGGGTGGTACGCTAAACAAAGAAAAAGCCAATCTTCAACCACAGCTTCATGGTCAAAAATTGACTTTTCTCGGAATACTATCCTTCTATTTTTACAAAATCTTTGCCCTGCTTTTCATAGAGCTGTCCCTTACCAAGGCCTAGCCCTACACCCTCAACCGTGAAGCAGTTTGGACAAAGAATTGCCCACTGCCCCGATCGGAGCCTACCGTCGATAAAGTGGCTCCCTATTTTTGTCGTACATAGGTCACACCTATCGACCTTACCAGCCCATACTACTTTCTTCATGCTACTTCCTCATAAGCTCTTTTTTACAATCTATGCAAATGGAGTGCGAGATTCCAGACACCCCATTGCCACTCTTTTCTCCCATGTCCTTACCACAGTAAGCACATATGATCTTTATGACTGTTTTCATTCTACCTCCTTTCTTTTTGTTGTTCGGCACTTAGTGATACGGGCCGGTTAGGTTATTTTCCGAATTGTTGGTAAAGTCTTCTATAATTTATCGACAGAATGTCAATGTAGCCCTTTTCGATAAACTCCTTCTTTAGTGCGTCTTCTATACACCTATTTTCCTCTTGTGCTCTTTTGATCAGGTGACGGTTTTCTTCAAGTTTCTCTATCAGTTCTTTGTAGTCCATGTTCTTTCTCCTCTTGAAGCGGCCCGCATCAATAAGCACCGAACATCATGCCCTAATATCTATGCCGTATCTCCTGGTTAAGTTTAGCTTCTCCTCAAAATTTCCGCCTGGGCTAACAAAAGCTCATCGAGCTTCTTCTGGTCCTCGGCGGTAAACTCTGTCTCGTTCAACAGTTTCTTAGCCATAAGCCCTTCGAGGCTCACCACTTTCGAGCGTTCTTTTATACCGTTAATGATCCGCTTGTTTTCAGTCGCTCCGGTCGCGTTCGACCGAGGAGCCGAAATTTTTCCTTCTTTCAGCAACGACCACTTTTCTTCAGCCGCTACCTTTTTATCACCTACCGACTTCAACGATGCACCGGCGTCGGCTAAAATCTGCTTCACGCCGTACACCGTTATATGCTTTTGGACTTCAGACATATCGTTGAAGTCTGGGAAAATTCTAGCTAAGTCAAACGTAGCTACGGTTTTTTCATTCTCTGCCTCGCACATGGTCAGGACGGTTTTGTCTACTGACCACTTCAGTAATCTCTTTGCCATGTCTTTCTCCTTTTAGGTTGAGGAGATACGGCGCAGAGATTAGGGCATGATTTGCTATTGCATACGGTTGCCGATGCCATGCCGTTTTCGTAGATTACTTTCCAATACGTCAGGCATGACGTAAAGCACCGTTATTTAAAAGAGCGACCGGAAAATTTTTGTTTTTTGTTTCCCGTTTATTATTTATACTGCAATCTGCATGCCAAACACCTAAGTTATTGTAATCATTGCGTTTTTCGAGGATATTGGCGTAATCACGGGAATAATTCGACAAAATTGTCGAGCGTTTTTACGGATTTTCGCTTGTTTATTAACAATTTCAACGTGTTACGTATTCGGCAAAAGTGTCGAGGGATTCGACAAAAATGTCGAGCTCCGATGGTGGGAATTTTAGGGCTCTTGGTTAATTGGGTATGATTTTTGCAGGTGTTTGGCGTCACACAATCTGGCGTTGTGAATGATCCGGATGATGTTGCTGTCCCGTTGGTCGGATTGGTTATGCCTGTTGGTGTTATTATTTCCAGTTGGTATTATTGTTGCTGTTATTATTGGTACTGAGATAATTTCAATTGAAATAATTTCAGGTGCGACCATCGCGACTGATTTTATTTTTTCTCTGATTGTTTCATGTGAATGTTTTAGTAGGCTTTTGAGAGGGGGTATATGGGCCTTTTTCGTCCACCTCTTCAATAATCCAGCCCCAAATCCCCCTCAAGTAAAATTTTAAACCTAACCCCCTGAGCAAAGCAAGCTTTGCAAAAACAAGCAAAGCAAGGCTTTGTAAACAGTTGTACAAAATTATTTTCAACGGCTAAAAAATAAAGCTTGACTTTCTTGGATAAATTGTGTTATGGGATTAGTATAATCTAGATGGGGATGCGTTAGGAATATGGAGCTGGAAAGAGCGTTAGATAGAGCGTTAAACGGTAAGGATGCTGATTTTATTGCCGGGCCTATTAAGGACATGAGAGCATTGCAGGTTATATATGTGTGCTCTGCTACGACTGCTAGTGAAAGGTTACAATGTCCGGGCCATATTCCTCGTGATGATGATACTTGTACAAAAGCAGTAGAAATACTGGATTACCAAATATGCACTTGGAGTATGTGAGATGGATGATGAATTTACTGGGATCATAGATGACTTTGATAATCCGAACAGTTTAGGTAGACCACCTAAGCATTTTGACTTGGATGCAGCCATTGATCTGCTTGATCGAGGTCATAATACTAAAGATGTATCTGCCTATGTTGGTGTATCAGTGCCAACATTAAAGAAGCGCATCCGCGAAATCCAGCAAAAACAAGGCATTCTGCTTAATTACCGTGCTGTACAATCCCTCCAATTAACCGAATTACAAGCAAAACTTCTTGAGGCTGTAACTCCAGAAAAAATTAACGAAGCATCGCTTAAGGATATAATCATGTGCTATAAGATACTGAAAGAAAAAGAGCTCGTTATTGAGGGTAAACCTTCTGATATTAAAGGTCTGCTTGCGCACCTTGTTTATCTCGAAAAACAAGAACAGGGTCTTGAACCAGAGCTTCTTGAAGACATGGAAGGGAATCCCTTTATTGATATTCCTGTAAATGTAAACGAAAAGCAGTTGGAATTGAACTTACTATCAGAATTGGATACGGAGGATTTTTGATGGGACAAGCCTTGAATCCGTATTATCTGCGAAAACTTGCTGAGTGGAGGCGGTCTGCTCTTCAGTATGTTAATGACTGTGTTAAGGCTACTCCAACTAAACAGCAGATGCAACTACTTCAAGTTATAGGCAAAGAAAAACGTGTAACTGTTAGATCGGGTCACGGAACTGGAAAAGATACATCAGCTGCGTGGATAGCACAGTGGTTCTTGTCTACAAGGGCAAGAGCAAAAGTTGTTGTAACGGCTCCGACAAATCGGCAGTTACGTGATATTTTCTTAACTGAGTTTAGCAAATGGCTACGCCAGTCAGCTGTTGCTGACGATTTTGTTATTCAGAAAGATGTTGTATTTCACAAGGATGATAAGAAAGAATGGTGGCTCCGTTTAATTTCTCCGTCTGTTCGCTCAAACAAGGAAGAACAGGCTGAGACATTAGCCGGTCTTCACGGAGATCATCTTTTAATAATAGTTGATGAGAGTTCGGGCGTACCTGATCCGGTCTTCGTTCCGCTTGAAGGTGCCCTTACACAAGAAGATAATAAGGTTCTGCTCATTGGAAACATGACTAAAAACAACGGATACTTCTACGATACACACTTTCACGCCACGATTTCTAAGGATTGGACTAGACTTCACTGGGATAGTAGAGAATCTGAAAATGTTCATCCTTCAATGCCGCAATATTTCGAGAACAAATACGGCCTTAATTCTAATGTGTTCAGAATCCGTGTTGAAGGCAATCCTCCATTACAGGATGAAACCACACTAATTCCTCTTTGGGCAGCTGAGCAGTGTATTGGTAATGAGTTTGAAGTTGCAGAGGATGAGCCTCTTTATCTCGGTGTTGATGTAGCTCGTTATGGTGATGACTTTAGTATTATTCTGCCAAGACGAGGATTAAAGATTTATCCTTGGAATACTTTTCAAGGTATTAGCACAATGGATCTTGGTGGAAACATTCTTCTTGATTACCAAGATCACAATGCTCAAGGTGTTGCTATTGATGTTATCGGCGTCGGAGCCGGTGTTTATGACTGGCTTGAGAAGAGAGAACTTAAAGGTCTTCAGGAAATAAATGTTACGCACTCTTCAAGTGATATTGAAAAATATCATAGACTTCGTGATGAACTCTGGTGTAGAGTCAGAGATAATTGTCTTAAAGGTGTTTACTCGTTTCCTGATGTTCTTGTTGAAGGTAATTACCCAGGATCAAAAATGTCAATGGGACAGATTCTTGCTAACGAGCTTTCTTCTGTTCGCTACGGTTTTAATAAGTACGGTGGTATTGTAGTGGAAAGCAAACAAAAGATGAAGCTTCGTGGCATAGCGAGTCCTAATATTGCCGATGCCCTTTGCAATACAGAATATTTTCACAACGCAGCTACTCGTTATTTCAAGAAAAAAGAAGATGATGATGTTTCTGTTTCACGAAGGTATAGAAATTATGTTGGCGAGTCTAATCAAGGATGGCTGGGAGTATAACAATGATAAAGATACTGAACAAATCTTGGAATGAAGATACGTTGACTATATTTATCACGACCGACGCAAATACTCTTTGGTTTTATACGTTTCCTAATCTTGAAAAGTTTTTAAAAGCAGTTCAGTTTGATCGTAAGGAGTTCATGGACTACGTAAGATCTGAGCACATTGTTGGAGTGCAAAAATGCTAAAAACAACAGAAGATAAAGCAAGGCTTATTTTAAAGGAGGTACAGGATCGTCTTAAATCTGCTGAAAGCAAAGACGGTGAAAATCGAGAAGCTGCTTTAGATGATCTTAAATTTATTGCTGTTGAGCAATGGCCTGATCATATTAGGCAACAGCGTGAAGCAGATCAGCGTCCCTGTTTAACTGTAAACAAAATGCCTACGTATCTTGATCAGGTTGTTGGTGATCAGCGAATGAATCGTCCTCAATTGCTTGTTCTTCCTGTTGATAACAACGCTGATATAAAAACAGCAAAAGTTCTCAACGGCTGGATTAAGCATATTTGGAGAATATCCAAAGCTGATTCAATTATAGATAATGGGTTTGAACATGCTGCAGCATGTGGTTATGGTGCTGTTCGTGTAGTCACTCGATATATAGACGAGATGTCGTTCGATCAGGAAGCTTACATAGTACCTGTTGAGAACGCTCTCGCTATATATTGGGGAGATCATGTTGAGTATGATTGTTCTGATTCTGATTACTGCATAATTATAGCGGACATGAATCGTGAGGAATTCAAACGTACCTATAAGAAAGAACCGATGCCCTTTAATTCTACAGATTCTCGGTTTG